ACAACGATTCTGCGAATCTGCACACGGCACACGGGAACGTCCATCGGCTCCTCTCCGCAATGGCTGTGAAAACAGCATTCAAATCTGCCATTAACGAAAGGAAATCAAAATGGCCTCGACCTCTTACGGCGATATTTCGCCCCGTACCGCAGCTTACGCAGAAAAAGAACTGCTGAAGCGCGGCATCCCTTACCTGGTTCTGGAAAAGTTCGGTCAAGCGAAAGCTCTGCCTGAGCACTCCACCAAGGTGATCAAGTTCCGTCGCTACAACGCGCTGCCCAACACTCCTACGGCTCTCACCGAAGGCGTGACTCCTGCTGGCCAAACTCTGGCTGTGACCGACGTCACCGCCACCTTGGTCCAGTACGGCGACAAGGTGACGATCTCCGACGTGATCCTGGACACCCACGAAGACCCAACTCTGAACGAGTCGGTGGCTTTGCTGGGCGAACAGGCCGCTCAGGTGATCGAGAAGATGCGCTTCGGCGTGCTGAAGGCTGGCACCAACGTGCTGTACGCCAACGGCGCAGCCCGCAACGCCGTGAACACTGCGATCAGCATCACGCTGCAGCGCCGTGCCGTGCGTGCCTTGAAGCGTCAAAACACTCGCTTCATCACCACCGTCGTTCGCTCGACTCCTTCCTACGGCACCGAGAACGTGGCCCCTGGCTTCGTCGCTCTGATCCACCCCGATCTGGAAGCTGATGTGCGTGGCCTGACCGGTTTCGTTCCTGCTGAAAAGTACGGCACGATGACCCCTTGGGAAAACGAGCTGGGCAAGTGCGAAGACGTGCGCTACGTGTCTTCGACCATCTTCGAGCCATGGGCTGACGCCGGCGGCGCGAAGGGCACGATGTTGTCCACCAGCGGCACCTCCGCTGACGTGTACCCCGTGCTGTTCGTCGGTCGCGACGCCTACGGCATCGTGGCACTGAAGGGCATGTTTGCTCTGACCCCCATGGTCGTGAACCCCAAGCCTTCGGATTCCGATCCTTTGGCCCAACGTGGTCACGTCGCATGGAAGGCCATGCAGACTGCCGTCATCCTGAACGACAGCTGGATGATCCGCGCCGAAGTGGCCGCTACCGCCTGATTGATTGCCGGGTAACACCGGCATTCAGGCGCTGCCCCCGGAAGTTTCGGGGGCTTCTATTTTTGGTGCGCAGCAGTTAATTGCGACCAACCCGACGCCGTGGCGGGAAATCCACGGCACCTTTTTCAATCTGTGAGGAAACCATGGCAAACAACGACACCCAAATCTCGTCCATCGACGACGACGCTCCTGTGGCTACGGCCGCTGCCGCAAAATCCACCGGTGCCAAGCGCACCCCCAAGGTTGACGGTCACGACATTGCCCTGTCCGGCAAGAAGAAGACCATCACCATCCACACCTCCGACTCCGAGGGTGGCCACGATGCTGTGCCGATCGGTTTGAACGGCTACATGTACCAGGTGCCACGCGGCGTGCCCGTTGAAGTGCCAGAAGAGCTGGTCTTCATCCTCGAGAACGCCAAGACCTCGACCTACCACCCCGGCAAAGACAGTCAGCTGATCGAACGCGTCAGCAACCGATTCGCCTTCAGCACCCACTGAAAGTAACGCATGGCGGCAAACACGCTCGTAAAAGATGTCCTGTATCGCGTCTCTGACGCGCTGCATGACCTCAGCCCGCAGTTCCAGCGATGGACTTCGCGCAGCCTCGTGGTTGCGCTCAATGATGGCCAAATCGCCATCGCAAAGTACATCCCCACTGCTTGCTCTCGCGTGGATGCCGTCAAGCTCGCACCTGGCACAAAGCAGTCGATCTCATCGATTGCCAGTGGCAGCGTCATTCCCGGCGACGGCTCAACGCCTGCCGCCGTGAATGGCAACGCGCTCACCTCCGTGATCCGGAACATGGGCGCCAATGGCAGCACGGTAGGCCGGGCTATCCGCCTGGTTGACCGTGAGGTCCTTGATCTCAACACACCCGACTGGCACACCACCACCGGTACTGCCGTCTCCGAATTCGTCTTCGACCCCCGCAGCCCCAAGAACTTCTACGTCAACCCCGGCGTGCCTTCGACGAGCAACGTGTGGGTCGAGCTCTCCTACCTGGCCGATCCCGCGGCCGTCCCTCCTGGCGGCACCTACGATTGGTCCGGCAGCGACACCACCAAGATCTCCATTGACGACAAGTTCGTCGATGACCTGGTCTCCTACATCCTGGCGCGCGCCTATCTCAAGGACGCCGAAAACGCGGCCAACGCTGGCCTGTACGCCACGTATGCGCAGCAGTTCGTCAGCAGCATCAACGCCCAGGCAGCAGCCATCACTGGCGTCAATCCCAACCTCAAGACTCTGCCAATGGCTGACACACCCAAGGCCTGAACATGACGCCAACAGAACTTCTGCCGTACATCCTGCCCGAGGTGCCAGGCGCTCCGGATGCGCTGGTCAAGCAGGCCATCATGCGCACCTGCAACGACTTCTGCTGGAACACCGGCGTCTGGAGCGAGATCCAGGATCCGGTCTCCGTGCAAGACGGCATCAACGAGTACGACCTTGACACACCCAAGGGCGCGCAGATTGTCACGATCAAGTCGATCTGGATGGTCAACCGCGAGCTCGTGCCCGTGACCATGGAGCGCCTGCAGGAGCTCATCCCCAACTGGCAAGAGTCGCAGGGCTCCGACCCCGCCTACTACAACTGCCCCAACGACAACTCGGTCGTGCGTATCTACCCCATTCCCATGGGTGCCAACGGCGCAAAGATGACCATTCGCGCCGTGTACACGCCAGACCAGTTCGGCGACTTCATCCCCAAGTTCCTCGTCAGCACATACCTCGATGAGCTGATGGCTGGTGCCAAGGCTCGCCTGATGATCATGCCCAACAAGAGCTGGAGCAATCCACAGTTGGCCATGGTGAATCAGTCGATGTACGACGAGGGTGTCACCAAGGCAAAGGTCAACGTCGCCCACGACAAGGTGGCCGGCAGCGTTCGCGTTCGTCCCGTCCGCTACGGTTACCGCTGAAAGAGAAACACATGGCTGCAGCAACATACGATTTCGACATTGAGCAGGGCGCGACCCTGATCAAGCCCATTGTCTGGAAAGACAGCACCGGTACGGCCGTCAACCTGACAGGCTGGACTGCCAAGATGC